AGGCCCTTGCGGGCCACAAGCTCGAATGTCACATCCCTTAACCGAAAGAAATCCACACCATGGGCAACTCAGTAGCAGACTTTAAGAAGTCCTCCCGCGTTGGTTTCAGAGATAGGATCACGATTGAGCGTAACCGCTCAGCCGAGTCCTCCTACTGGACCACCGGGGGTGCACCCAACCCTAAGCAATATAGCTCGGGGTCCGCTACACGAGTCATCGACCGTAACAACGAGCATTTCCGGCAAGTCATGGAGATGCGCGCGAAGTCAAAAGCTTTTCGCAATGTTGATTACGGAGGTGGGTTCGCCTTAGAACGCACCTCATTGTCAATGCCGTCAGTAATCGCAACGTCGACAAAATATTCACCACAGGCAACTGCCTATTATCGTGGTGTTTACGCGCCGTCGCTGCAGTATCTGTTCGACATGTCGCAACTAGCCGCCAACAGGTGGCCGTCGCTTCCGACAAGTCTTGGGACTGACTACCTTTCGCTGTGGGGCCTCGGCTCCACAGTAATCGCTAAGTCAATCCCCGATGTGCCTGAGTTTTCTCTCTTCCGCTTCATCGGCGAGCTTCACGCGGGTCTACCAAAGATCCCGGGGATGATCGCCGCGAAGGAGAGGAAATTGCGCAATGCTGGGGGTGAGTACCTGAACTTTCAGTTCGGGCTCATGCCCACCATCTCGGATGTCCAGAAACTTGTGAAAGTCCTGGGCGAGCCGAAGTTCCGTGCCGCCGTTCAGCGTCAGCTGTTCGAAGAGCACAGAGTGCGCAAGACGATAGACAAGGGGAAGACGTACGACCACAGACCACTAGGTGGCACTGAGTTTTATAGTCTCTCCTCGAATTTCTCGTCGGGGATGTCTGGAACCTACTCTCTTGAGAAAGAGTATAAAATCTGGTCCAGTTGTTCATTCGCCTACTACCAAGTCAACGCACTAGATCAGTTGTTAAATGAGCTAGATGCGAAGACCGGTGGGGTCGGTATCGTGCCGACCGGTATAGACGTTTGGAATCTCATCCCGTGGAGCTGGTTCGTCGATTGGTTCACGAATATAAATCACGTGATTACCAACCTCTCCTTTCTGGGGAAAGACGGGCTGTACTTGCAAAGGGGATACATAATGGCTCATTACAGCGAAGTGGAGAAAACCACTCAACGTCGTGAGTATATGGGAACCCCGATCTCGACAACTGGCGTCCGTACTTTTGAACGCAAGTATAGAGTGAAAGCAAGTCCTTTCGGATTTGGACTTACTTGGAAGGATTTTGACCCCTTCCAGCTGTCCATCCTAGGAGCGCTCGGCGTGAGCCGAATGCGCTTCTAAAGTCGCGTCCCTTACAAGGGTTCGCGCCGCCTATCTCTCTCCTTGGGCAAGAGGTAACCGCAAAGCACATGGTTACGGTGTGTTTTCTCTCAGAAAGAGTCTCATGTTCGCAGATCCACAGTCCATTACTGTTGCTACAGTAGCCAAAACCCTCCCCCGAGTTTCCTCGGGTGAGTTCTCCGGTCAGTTCAGGGCGTCAGATGGCGCCTATACACTGTCGGTGAAGCACACCAGCGGCAAGCGGGAACGGTCCGTCGTTCGATTGGACGTGCGCAAAATCGGCGCAAATCCTCTCGATCCGACGAAGAACCTACCCTACACTACCTCTGTTTATGTGGTTTCGGACGCGCCGCCGCAGAATGCAGGCTTCTCCAGTGTTGAACTGGAGGACAACCTGAAAGCGCTGGCCGCGTACCTTACGCCTGCCAACATCACGAAGTTCGTGGGGAAGGAATCGTAAGGTCAAGGACGGGACACTAGGGCTAATTACGGCCTTTGTGATATTCGCATTGTGGTTCTGGTTACTCTCATATGAGGTTTCCAGAGCCGCACTGTGATGTCTTTGCGAACTAGAGGACTCGCCTAGCTTCACCAACCTTTGAAAGTAGGTCGATGAAAAGCCTGACGAGACTCTGGTCTGAACTGGCGCTGGATTGCGCCAGACAGTGTGACACGAGCTGTGACCGCGACATCTTAACGATGCGCGGTCGCGTTGAACACGAGGGTGACAGCTTTCTAACCATCACTCTTCCCAACTTTGCTGCAGACTTTGAAAAGAGTCTGGAGCTCGGACGGGTTGGACCTGGCCTCTTTGTTTCTTTTAAGAAGAGGCTAGCGCTCCCTGCATTTATGCAAGGTTTGCTTGTCCAGGTGTTCGATATACGTACCGGTACGATTCACGAGCAGCCTAGTGTGGCTGCCATCCGGGCTGTCCGCCAGCTAACGCTCATTTTCAAAAAGATTGAGCGTGAAACTACGGACCATCGGAAGGCAGCAGCTGAGGCTGCTTACGTAAACTGTGAGATTGATTTGGAAGCTACGGAAGGAGCATTAAGCGATGAACAACGTCGCGACTTCTCCCGCAGTTTCGCTTGGCTGTACTCTGATGTTCTCAGTGACCTTACAAAGGCCCTCGAGCGTCACGAAGTTAAAGCCAAGCACGGCCCCGGTTCTACTCAGGATAAACTCCTGGGGAACCGCAAATGGGACTTTCCAACTTGGACGTCCCGTCTGGAACCACTTTTCCCGTATGCGCGCTATTGCACGCCTACGTGGTCGAGGAATTCGGACTACAGTTTCAATCTCCTCCCACCGGAGCAGGAGCCACCCGTCAAGGTGGTATTTGTTCCTAAGACTCAGAAGACACCGCGAGTGATCGCCATGGAGCCCACGCACATGCAATACGTGCAGCAGGCCGTGATGACCACTCTTGTTCCGTTGCTTGAGAGGTGCCGAATAGG